TTTTAGCGAGAGCCGCGCCGAACTTGTTTGCCCTTCCTACAGCCATTTATTCATCCCCTTCCATGAGGGCAAGTATTTCTTTCTTCGTCATGCCCTCGTCCACTTCAAGTCCCTGCGCCTTCGCCATCGCAAGAAGATCGTCATGCTTCATCCTGATGGACGCTTTAACGTCGGGTTCCGTGCCAGGATCACTGACAGGCACAAAATGAGGCGGGGGGGAAACCCCGTCTTCGAACCAACAGAGTTCCCCCTCGCGCCGTCTATGCTGTCCCGGAAACTGGCATTTCCGTGTGCATAGGTACTGCTTCATAACGTGTTACCCCCCTATGCGGTTACGTTGGCACTCTGCGCGTCGAGGGTGATGTAAGCGTCGAATATCCCCGCCGTTGCCGCTTCGGTGCCGATGGTGTACTCAAGGTTCAGGTAACGCAGTCCCGAAGGAACGCTGATGGGAACCTGGATAACGTCGTCACCGTCACCCACATCACTTCCTACAGTTACCTGCTGTGAACTCCACAGGTTGACAGCCCCTGCGCTGAACGTTCCGTCAGCATCCGCCTCAAGGTCGAAGTCAACGGTAGCGGTGTCGTTATCAGAATCTAATGCAGTGGTGAACACGATGTTCAGGTAGACCACCCTGCCTGCAAGCCTGTTCGCTGCCTGAAGGTCGATGTAATTAGTGCAGTCGTGGGCGCCCTTAGTCCCGTTTGTCCCGCTCGAAAGATCAAGAGCATCCGCAAATTCCAGGTCGCTATCTACAAAAGCCATGTCTGGTCACTCTCCTTTTCAGTTTCTGTTAAGCCCACTAGGAAACCTGGGACTCGGTGCTGACTATCGAGTCACACTGTTTAACCGGGATGCCGCGGAAGAACGTGGCCGGCCTTCCGGCGTAGTCGTTCAGTGTGAGGTACACGTTATGCTTGTCTTGGATCATGATGTCCAGCCACGTCTTGACAGTCCTGCTCACGTAGAACACGGGACGGCAGGCGTTCTGGTTCGGGAGAAGATTTTGCATCTGGATCATGTACTGGATAAGGTTTATCGAAGAGTCGGAGGAAGCCGCCCCATAGGTCGCGAGTGCGGAACCGTCGATGTTGGCAAGCCTGACGAGATAGCGTGCGTCCTCAACGGCAAGGCCGGATTCCCACACGTAGTGAGTCCTATAGCCCTCGTACCAGCCGTTGGTCGCGTCTCCGAGAGTGACCTGCCCTTTGTCCTCCATCACGAGTCCTGCCTTGGAAGCCCGTGGGAATATGCCGTATATCGGCCCCCAACCGACAAGGAATATCGAGGTGCAGTCAGTCCCGTCGTCAGTCCCGCCCCCGTCGAGTACGTAGGTGCCGAGCGCGTTAGTCCTGACGGAAAGGCCATTGAACTCTTCAGGTGCGGTCAGTGCGTTGCCGTAGAACAGGGTGTCGGAGAACTCCTGGGACATGCCCTCGATGTGTGCCTTGTCCTGTCCTGCCCTGAATGCGGCAGTGTTGCCGTTCAGGTCTGCGATCTTCTTGTCCACCGAGCAGTAGGCTTCGAGCATCCCGCAGGTCTCGTCTATCTGCTTCGTGGTCGCCTTGGTGTCGGTGACACCCTCGTTCAGCTTGCGCCATGTGGGAGAGGGAAGCGAAGACCTCTGGATGATCCTGTGCCCAGTAGGAAGGTTGCCTTCCTTCCAGGGGATGTCCTCGATTATCGGGTTGGTCTCGCTAAGTATCTCCGCGACAGGCCCGATGTTGCCGGACGGGTCAAGCATCTTCGCTACATCGATAAGGTTCAGTTTGTTTCCGATCTCTGTTGCCATCTCAGATCACTCCTTTTCAGACTTAAAAAAAGACCGCTCAATGGCGGCCCTCACTTGTTGCTATTCAGTTGACTAACTTCATCCGCTTATGTCTTTGCGTACCTCTTCGCCAGTTTCTGTTCCGCCGTCAGGTTGGACTCGTCATCCGCCTTACTCCCCCTGCCGTCGACCCATTTGTCATCACCCATGCGAGTGCCCAGTTTCCACAGGTCACGGATCAATTCAGGGTGTGAGGTGAAGCCCACGGAATCCAGAAGGGCAATGGTCTTGTCGGAGAAGACCTCGTTCATCGCCTTGCTAGCAAGGCCTGCGTTCTCCTTGAACGCCCTCCCCCCGTATTCAGCGTCGCCCTTTGCGTCAGACTTCCACTTCTCCACCTGGTCGGCGTATGCCTTCATCTCGCTCTTGCGGAGTTCGACATAGGCATCGGTCAGTTTCTGCGCCTTCTCGTTGCTCAGTTCCATCTCCCTGAAGAGCGGTGAGAACAATTCAAGCGCTGTCTCGTCCATCTCGATACCGTCAGGCAGTTTGATGTCGTACTTCTCCGGCACTTCGGACTCTTTCTTTTCCTCGTCCTCGTCCGGCTTCTCCTCGTCTGCCTTCTCGCCCTCTTCAGGCTCCTTCACTTCCGCTTCGGGTTCCTTGACCTCTGTCTCGTCAACGGAAGTTCCCTGCTCTGTTCCCTCATCCGGGGTAACGGTGTCATCCGTTCCCGAAGTCAGTATGTTGTCCTCAGGCATGATCTCTCTCCTTTTGTTCGGATTTGTGAAGCAATGAAAAAGACGACCCGTAAAGGTCGCCCTGTCTCCATTCGGCTGTTTTGCCAGGCGGGGACAGCCGTACCCTTTATTCGACTGTTGTGCCGGCGGGGACAGTCGCCACCCCCTATTACATGACTAATGCCACCCACCCGAGTGAACGGCATCGCTACTCCTTCTGCCCACTTAATTGGCAGATGAGCTACTTATTGGTGGGGGCCAGGGGGCCACATGGCGGCCATCCTAAATGGCTGCACTGTGACGTCACAGACGACGTGGCCTTGTTCCCTCGCTTCCCCCATTTGGTGGAGGTGGGGAGAATTGAACTCCCGTTAGGTGTCCGCACTACGTGCCGAGACCTCTTCCCTGTCACCCCCGCTACCACATCGGTTCAACGTATTTGCCTATGTACCACGGTTCCTCTTCCCGCTTCGGTTGCCATCCATCGAACTGACAAGCATTACTTGACGGTTGCAACTCTTCGGTATTTCCTAATACTTCCTCCGCTAACTCAAGCCCCGCTACCACGGGGTCGATGCAATCTGCTCATTTGCCCATGTATTTACCTACCCTTTCTTCTCCCTGAATGAATAGATCCCGTCCTTCGCTTCTCTCTGCATGACGGGGAACATCTCAGGACACGATTCCATGAGATCCCGCATGATGGACAGTCCCACGTTGCGATGCCCCTCAAGGAAGTAACCCCTCGAATTACCCGTGAACGTAGACCGGAACACGCCCGTGAAGGCGAGCAGTCGCCAGATGTAACGGCGGAACCTCAGGTCGTGCATGAGGTCGTAGAACTCCGCAAGTTCCATCCGTCTTGCTTTCCCGTCCTTCTCCTGCTGTTCCTTCCCCTCTGGCTCCTCAGGCTCGAATATCCCTGCGCTCGGCGGGAGCATCACGCACTACCCCTCTGGCCCATCAACGCCCCTATCGCGTTGTTCTCTTTGTTCTCGATCGCGCTCATGTCCTTGCCGACCTGTGCCGCCTGCTGTGCCTGTGCCATCATCATCTGCTGCTGCATTGCCCGCGCCTTCTCCGCCCGGATGAAGTCTCTTTTCTTCTCGTCCCTCAATATCTCCGGGTGAACGCCCATCATGTCTCCGTAAATATGGACTGCCTTGTCAAAGTCGATGTTGTCTATGACATCAGGGTCTTTACCCGCCTTCGCCTGGAACTCAGCGATGCTCCCTACGAAACCGGAGAACTGTTCAACCTTTTCCATACCTGCCATTCTCTGTGCCTGTGCAAGGACTGAGATGTATTCCACCTTCAACTCTTCCCCCTCAAGTTCTGCCGGGGGCGGAGGCGCAATACCCGCATCCATGATGTAACTGAATGCCGTGTCTATGAGCGGGTCTAACAGGTCTGAATAGAGTTGTTCGAGGACAGGCCCGATCATGAGCATCTTTTCCTCATGCCTCTCCACAACCTCGCGCGCCGTTACATCCCTGCCTCGCATAGGCTCCTGTGCGAACATGAGGAAGAGGTCATTGAAGAAACTCTTGCCTATCCAGTATTGAAGATCGTCAGTCCAAGCCTTGATGCGTTCAGGGTGAAAGTCGATACTGAACAGAGGCCCGAACCTTTCAGTTGACGGGTCTTGCACATAGTTCACCCCGCCCGGCAACTGGTTGACCCCTATCGTCTCAAGTGAAGGCGGAGCGACCAGCGGCGGGTCTATGCTCATGTCAAATGCTTTGATGGTCTTTTTCTGAAATTGCTGATAAATCTGCACAATTCCAAGAGCCGTCTCTCCCGGACCCCATCCCCACGGTGCGCCCGGGACGACAGACCATCTGGGTGCGAGTACGGGGAATATTCCGTACCCTGACTCCCTCAGGAAGTTCTTATTCTCGTGCCCGGAGTCCTCGTAGTAGACGCTCCTGAATCCCTTGCCTGCATTGAACGGCTTATCCTCACGCACCATCTCGTTGGGTTCCACGAAATGGTCTATCATGACAGGCGTGTCCTCGTGATTCTTCGCCAGTTCCCTTAATCTCTCTGAGCAGTTCTTCTCACCGAACCACCGAACAGCCGCATGAGCAGGAAGCCAGAACTTGCGCCCGAAGGAGTCAACTTTCAGATCGTGTCCCACACCAAGGACATACTCGCCTATAGTCAGAGGTCTCAGGCGTATGACAGACTCAAAGTCCTTCTCCGTAACGACCGCCGCCGTACCGTAAGGCAACTCTTTGTAGACGTGATGCAGTCCCTGGTAAACGTTCGACTGGCTAAAGATGCTGTACATGAGATCCTCGATGACCTTGAGCCACGCCTTAGCTGCCTTTGAGCGTCCTCCTGCTGGGTGTTTCGTGGCAAGTTGGAACCACGGCCTTGCAGGACTCGTCAGACCACCCTGCAATCCTGCCGCCATGACGTTGACCGCGTATGTCGGAGCAGGATGGTATATCTCAGCGACAGAGCGTTGTGCGTCAGACGGCTTAGTCCCGTCAAACAGCCCGTTCCATGGCAAAATAAAGGCCGTGATGTCTTCCCACCACGGCTGCATTGGTTCTCTGAGTGATTCCAGTTCCTTCTGACGGCGCTTGACATGCTTCATCAACGCCTCATTTTCGTATTGGGGCATTCGCCGTCAACTCACTCTCCTAATAGTTTTTTCTTCGCCACGGGTGCGGCTCCGAGCAAACCTTGAGAACTGGTCGCCACGGTGTCCTCGCGTCCGTATGCCGCAGCGCGTCTTCTGCGCTCCGCCTCGATGCCGCGGTTAACCTGATCTTCCTCGTCGTTCTTGACGGGAGGAGGTGTAATCTTCGGGACAGTGGGATTAAATATGCACATGCTATTACCTCGCTTTCAGGGGATCGTATTTATCGGCGTTACTGAAACGGTTCTTAGCCGTATTCGACCTGTCTGTCGCTTTCAGCTTTGGTCTCACTGGAGCGGCGAAGGTCAGGACTAACGCATCAGCAATGTCAGGCGACCTGCCCCCGCGTTTCTTGATATCGTCTTTCGCCTCTAATACCATCCTGTCCGATGCGTCCATCTTGTACGTCGGCGACACCAGGTCGGTCTTGAGATCCGGCATGTTCGGCAACGCTCCGCCTGCCTCTATCCACTCCCTGCATTTGTCCCACATCTCGGAGCGTTTATTGGCGTACCGCACGGGATCAGCCGGTTTGCCGCCGAAGTTGACCTCTATTGCCGGGTACCCCAGTTGCCGGAGCCTGTCTATGACTCCCTCTCCGCGTCCCGCATCGATGAACAATGCGTCAGGCTCATGATGGTCGTACTGTGCCGCTATCCGTTGAGCGAGTGTCATGTTGTCTATGTCGGTAAATACTATTGGCTCGTGACACCACAATCCCTGCCGCAGAACTATGACAGAGCGATCATCTCCGAAGCGCGCAACGTCAACTCCCAGGATCTTCGGCGCGCCCCTAACATCGGCAGGAGTGATGGTCTTCTTGCACGCCGCACTAACGAGGTCTATCGTTATCAGCGTGTCATCGCTCGATGCGGAGAAATCGCACAAAAACTCCTGTCTGTAGGCCGCATCGCTCATAGTTGCCTTCGCCATCTCTAACTCTGACTCTGTGATAATGTCCGTCTCGTCCACCCGATAAAGTGCAGAGTACCAATCGTCAAGCGTCTGAGCGTATTCGTACAACTCGTAAAACAGGTTCATACCCTTTGGCGTGCCGATGAACACCGCCCACCCCTGACGGTCAACCAGTGTAGGCCGGACTATCTCTCCCCACACTTCAGGCTTCATTTGCGCTACCTCGTCCATAACAACGCCGTCTAAATACATCCCCCTGATAGCATCGGGATTATCTGCGCCCAGCAGCATAATCCTGGAATCATTAGGCAGGGAGATCGTCAGTTCAGATTCCGATATTTTCACGTCTGGAACCGGCTGAACGAACCGCTTGAAATAGTCCCAGGTATTCCTCTTCGCCTGCTTCAGCTGCGGAGCCATGTAAGCGTACCGCGCATTCGGGACCGTGACCGTAAGTGCCTTTTTGATCATGTGGTTGACAGCGCAGACAGTTTTGCCAAGCCGCCTGTGAGCCACAATGACCGAGAATCTATGGGAGTCCATCTGGGAGTGAATGACATTCTGCGGATACCTGGGATGATATGGAATGACTATCTCATTCATCTATTGCCTCGTCAGCGGTCTGCCACCTGATGAGCAGAGGCCCGCCGTTTTTGCCTGTATGCTCTAAATGTTTCTCATCACGCCAGCCGTAATTGTTTTTGAGATTGAAAATGATTCCAGGAGTGAAGGTTGATTTATCGTTCAAGTGTTCCTCAAGCCACCGGAGCACTTTTGCTTTCGCTGTTTTTATAGTGTCGGAAAACTCTTCTTCCGAAGCATAGTTAATCAACTGTTCCCGATCTAAACCGCACGCCATTGCAAGCCCCGTCACTGTGTAAGGCTTATCTTTTTCCTCGCACTCGGCAAAATAGGCATCAATTTTGACCTGCAATTCCTCGGCAGTTTTATATTTTCTTGGTCTGCCTGTTTTTGCCACGATTTTCACCTCCATTTTGGACTATTATGGGGTTTCAGGCGATCTTCGTAGCCTGTATATATATGTACCGGTCTGTATTATATCGCCAGTGATACCAGGGTAATATATAATCACCAGGCCCCATCCCCGCCCTTATATGGTGATTGCTCCCTGACCTACCCAATTACCCGGAATACACTCAATGTGCCTTGGTTGCTCTCAATCCCTCCCAATGTGCCAGGTGTAAACATACCAGCCGGAGTAGATCTAAGCCGGCAAAGCGCATCAAAAAAGCCCGCAAGGTGTTAACCTCACGGGGCTGAATCGGTCTCAAGACACACTTGTGCTATCATAAGCAAGTATACCACGGAAAGGGTAATATTTGGTCAACTTCGTTTCATTGTGGCAAAAGATGGGTCTTAAGTCCTATTGCAGGCGCTAATATCGGCAAATAAATGGGTCTGTAGTCCTATTGTAATATAGTTTGTAGGGTGTATCTTGGTATCAGTGGATAGGTGCTGTAAAACACAAAGGAGGGGTTAGAGATGGCAAGGAAGCCGGAGTATTGCACCAACAGCGGGGTTGAGAGTTGCAACGAGTGTAGCATGGTTAACTACAGGAGGGATTGTCACAATAATCCTATAGCCAAGGACGACCCGAATTACTCATGGCTCGGCAATGTTAAGAGCGACGCGGCAGAGGATATCCGCAAGGGCAACGCACTCAAGTCTATCACTATTGTCTCAAGGGCAGTC